ATTGCACCTCCCCAGGGCTGTCTTACGGCCCAGGGAAAGAATCCCTACTGTCGGGGTTAACCGACCTGCCCATTGGAATGGACAGCCATAGCCTACCTAGCTAAAGGTAGACTTTCCCAGTCTTGATGCGTGAGGACTGGGGCCTCCCAGCACGATGCAAGTGATTCCTGTCGACGAAAGGCAGATCGCCGCGTTTAAGGAACCACTTCATGAGCGCACCCCTATCAGAAAGGAAATCTTCCGGAAGGGTGTCCCGGACCACAGGGGCCTTGATCATAGGCCTCTGGTAGTCACTGCAAATCTCATAATCCGTAATTGGATCATGAGACCAGCGCCCAAGCGCAGAGCTTGTCCTTGGTACCACGGGGAAGTACGGAATCACCTTGGTGATGACCCCGTCGAGGTACGCTACTGAATGGTCCATGCCTCTATCAAAGAGGTGATTCCTCAGGGCCACGGTAGCAACGAGCTCCTTGATGTGCTGTTGCCGCGAGGTGGGAAAGACCTGACGAACACGAACGAGTGAAACATCGTGTCCGTCATAGTAATCCCCACCACAAGACTCTCTGAACTTTCCTGTCCAGAAAGACTTGTCTCGATTCACTTTGAGACCGAAAGTCTCTAGCGTCTCGATCACGGCCTGCGTCATATGCACGGGGACGATAATATCGTCACCGAACACGCGCACCCGATTCCGGTACCCATTAACACGGGCCGGGGTCATGGTTGTGCTGAGCGCTCGCTCAATGCCAAGGAAAACTAGGGTAGTGAAAACAATACCCTCCATGGCAAAAGTTAGCGCTGAACCCATAGATGCGAACTTGGCCAGGCGAATTTCACCATGGCCTTGAACATCAGCCTTTCGCGACCTACAAGCGTCGACGGCCTCAAATAAATGAGGCCACGGCTCAAGTAGAGCGCGTACATGCTGATTCGAGACACGATCGGACGCCTCACTCAAATCGAGTGTTGCGAGGGAGCCATCAAGGCTTCCTTGTTTGGCGAGATCCATATTAGGACCCCGATCCAACCAACCGAGAATACAACGCAGGAGATCATCCCTGTGAATGTATTCCGTTATCGCTTCAAGCAAAGCCTGTTGTGCATATTGCATACAGGTCGGCTCGATAGCGATAATACGAGGTGTCTTGAGCGTCTTGGGGACGGTAATGACCCTAACGGGCCGTTCCTCCCCGGGTTCGAGAATCTGCACGTC